AAAACTGATGGCCCAACACGACGCCATGATGCAGCGCCTGGCACGCTAATTCCTACGCCCTGCCCCGCCTGAGTTCCGTCAGTAAGCTCGCCTCTTCCTGGGCGTCCGCTTCTAAGCTGTACCAGGCGCTCCACAGTTGCAGCTCCATCTCCGGCATGGCATCAATCTCCCTCAAGGATTTGCCGAGCTTGGCGCCAAGGAAGAGCCGGAACTTGAGATAGGGTCCGTCTGGATCGCCTGCTTCAGATCGTCCAGCGTCGTATTCGCCCGCACCCCCATAATGACCAGCACAATCCGCGCCAGCACCTCATAGCTCAGGTACTGGAGAATCCCCTCCGCTTCCCCCCAGCGAAAGAGCTGCTTGCCCTGCTCATCGAGCGCCTTCAGGATGAGGGTGGCCACCAGCTTCTCCGGTCCATCTTTGGGCTCGCGGGCCTCGAGCGTCTGCTCGTCCTTGCCGGTTTTCGGCCAGTAGAAAATCTCCAGGGGATTGTCCTGCTCATCCGGCAACTCCGGCACCAGCAGACGCTGCAGCGCCGTGGGATACGCCCGCCGTATGCGGTCAATCACGCGGCTCGGCGCGTGGCCGTTCTGTTCCATCCTGTCCTCCTCACACCCACACTAACTCCAATGGACCCGTGCCCTGGTAGGTGTAGGCTGCTTCAATCACGTTGGTGAGTTCTGCCGTAATGGTCGCGCCGGTAATCACCACCGCGCCGTGGAAATAACTATCCTCGTCGACCCGAAACTGCACCTCGGCCAGCGTGCCAGCCGGGGTCGCGCCGGTAATCGTGGCGAGCACCAGGTCCTGGCCATCGGCGTTGTCAAAGCGGCAGCGCATGGTGCCGTTCCAGCCCGGCAAGCCGGGGTGATAGGTGCGCCAGACCTCGTTCATCACCGTACATTCCAGTGGCGCCAGGTCGGTCACCACGGTCCACCCAAACACGCCGCCCACCACCGTAGGGGGTGGGCCTCCTAGCGCCACACTGCCATCCTGGCCTCGGTGACACGTTGCCATCTCTGGCTCCTCTCTAGCCCCCTAGGGCCTCTTCGAAGACAAAGGGGATACTCACCGCCACGCCGTACCAGGGTGGCTCCTCGGGCAACGTCAGCGGCCCGCTGGGGACGTCGCAGCGCACCCCGGCAAACTGCTCGCGGTTGAACAGGTCGCGCACCTGATCCGCCGTGGTAAGGGCCGGTGCGGCCCCCAGCGCCAGCGGGCTGTAAATACTCACCTGGTAGATCCCCGGCACGCGGTTCCGGGCCTCGTGGCGCATGGTGAAGAGTTGCCCCTGCGCCCAAAGCGTCCAGGCCCGCAGGTGCAGCTGCCCGACTGGCGCCGCAAACTCGACGTTGGGCCACGCGATCGGCGTGGTGGGGAAGGCGGCCTGTAACCGCGTTTCCAGGGCTCTGGTGGCCCCGTCAAGCGACGAGGACATTAGGCGCCTCCCACCTGTGCCACGATCGCCTCGATGATCTGTGGCACCTCCTGGGCCGTCAGGCGCACCATCCCGGCGGGCGCCTGCTGACTCCATCCGTACTCGAGCCTGCGGGCGTAGGGGAGGGAGTTGGCGTGATAGTAGGTTGCGCCGACGGTGATCGCTGGAAGACGCGGCTCCGGAGTCGCCACCTGCCCGGCCTGCGCCGGCGGTGCACCGCTGGGATCGGGCTGCCCCACACCAATCGTCCACGAGGCGCGAAACCTGCCGGTGTCGACCGGACTTTTCATTTTCAAGCGGGCGTCCGTTTCTGCCATGAGGAGCACCAGCACCTGGCTGGTTTTCTGTGTCAGGTGCAGCGTGATCTTCTGGATGTCCTGCGCCACGCTCATGCCGCGCCCTCCTTGTGCAGCACCAGCACGAGCTGCTCTTCGTAGCGGGTCGCGCCCATGCCAGCCGTCTGCTGCCGCACCGCCACCGTCTTCGTGGTCATGGCGCAGAGCAGCCAGCCCTCCGCTTCAAACCGCTCCAGCTCACTGAGGAGCATGGCACCCCACGGATCGTCCTCGCTACACGCCACGGTCACCACTTCGTATGCCATCTACCCTTCCCCCTCGGCACACGCCTGACATTGCCAGGTGAGCCCGGCCGCGTCTTGCTCCACCGCCTTGAGTCGCCACAGCACGCCCTGCACCTCCACCTGGTCCCGCACCGTCGGCACCACCGGCAGTCCTTGCGGCACCTGGTCAGTCGGCGTGGGGTCGGTCACCAGCCCCTGCATGACACACAGCCGTCTATCCGTGGCCAGCACCCGCACACCGTCAATCTCGTCACGCCGGTACATCGACACCAGCACGGCGACCGTGGACAGCGCTGGCGCTGGAGCCACGACGTTGCCCGTCGACGGGTCGTAGGTCGGCAAGGCTCTGTGCACCCAGGTCCCCGGCTGGAGCGTCCCATTCAGATGCCTGAACGCCTGGCGCGTCATGTACTGGAGGGTGGTCTGAAGGCTCATCCGTGCGCCACCCCGCTCGGCAGCATCTGGAGACGCAGCGCCGTGGCACTGACCGCCACGCCCAGGAGCGTGGTAAAATGGCCCGCCGCCAGGTCCCCCGCCGGCGCAATCATCCCCGGGTTGGACGAGAGCACGTAGAGCCCTCCTACCGTCAGCGCCGCCCCAGCCCCGAGGGTCACGTCGCCGCCGCGCTGGAGCGTCAGCGGTTGGCCGGTCGTGGCCCCGTGCATGGCAATCCCTTTGACCGCCGCGGTCGCCACGCTGCCGTTGGCATCGGCCAGCGTCAAGGCGCGGGTCGTGCCGTCCAGGTAGCACACCTGCCCGGCGGTAATCGCCACTCCCGCCGTGCCGTAGGTGAACGTCGCCCCCGCACCCGGCAAAATCTCCGCTGGCACCAGCACCAGATCAGGCATCGGGCCTCTCCTCATCCTCAGTCCACGTCCGTTCCGTGGTGGTTGCGTGCAGTTCACGGGTAAAGGCGGGCCGTACCCGATCCTCGTTGCTCTCGACCGCCTGCTTCTGCCCGACACTGATGCCTCCAACAAAGACCCCCACGCCGCCGCTACCACCCGCGCCCTTGTTCGCCTCGTCTTCCATGTCGCGGGCCATTTGAAAGTACTGCTTGCTGCGGTCAGAGAGGCTGATACGCACCTCGCGGGCAATGTCGAGATCGCACTGGCGGGCAAACTGGCGGGCAATCTGGCGCGCAATAAACGCCGCGGCGCGGTAGGTGTTGGGCTGGCGCGTCAACACGCGGGTAATCTCTTCGTCTTGCTGGAGCGGGTCAGATGGGTCAGTATCTCCTAAGAGCCAGTGAATTTCGTCAACCTGGGTCACCCCAGCTGGATCATACGTCCACGTCATACCTCCCCCCTCAGCGCCGCCTCGTTGGCGCGGTCCTCCGCCGCGCTACTGCGATCCTCCATGGCCAGTCCGGCGCCCACTGGCACCCCGCTGGCGGCGTCCTTCTGACGACTGTGGCGCTTGCGGCCGTGCCCCTCGCGCCTGGCATCATCCATGAATTGCGCCCCGCACACCCCGCACGTCGCCAGGCGTGGACTGCCCTCGACCGCCACGATGTAGCGCAGGCGAATGAGGTCGCCGTCGTTGCGGCGCCCACCCAGCACAAAGACCTGCCCGGCGTCGAGCACCTGCCCGGCATAGGTAAAGCCGCTCGGCCAGCGGCACCAGTAGAGTTCCTCGCCGTCGGCCGCATAGGGCGCCTGCTGCGCCAGGCGTCTGGCGGCTTCTTTCGCCGCACGCTCTCGCGTTGGCATGGCCACCCCCTAACTCACCACGCCCGAGGCGAATTCCCCGGCGTTCGGCACCAGCACCCGAGTGTCCCAGTGGGAAAAACCATTGATAACGTCCTGGTATCTATTATCTTCCCGCACCCGACTGATGTACTGCAGGGCATTAGGTACCCGGTTCCACACAAACGTATAGCCCGCACTCGGCGTCATCAGGGCCGGGGACGGCGCGATATAGACCACCAGGGCGTTCTTGCCCCAGATGCGGTTGTAGGTCACGCTCGCCTCGGCGGTCCCGGCCAGACTCGGCGTATAGAGCGCCTTGCCTACCAGCACGCGGTCCAGCTCCAGGCTGGTACGCAGCAGCTCCAGGCTAAAGACCCGCACCTCGTCCGTGGGCATAATGCCGGTGAGGTTCGGATGCCATTTCAGCTTGACCCAGACTTCAGAGCCAATGACCAGCGTGTTCGGGGTCGGGATACCCTTGCCGACCACTTCTTCCTGCCAGTTGGTGATATCCATCAGCGGCTGCGAGTCGGCGTAATCGTCCCAGATGACAAACTGGCCTGGCCCCACCCCGACCGTAT